AGTCGCTATTGTTGTATATAAAGGTTTAATACCTGTAGTTGACCGAATACTTACGCTTAGGCCATTCGGACAAATCAAAGGGAGTTATCCGATACTATACGAAAGTCCGACAGAAACAGGCTGATATGGCCATATCTCGTGTGATTGATTACGTGGACAACCCAGAAAAGTACAAAGAGTATATCGAACTGAGGTCTGATATTATGATGATGAGAGGATAATGGAAAAGCCCCTTCCGGATATTAATCTGGTCGGGGCTTTCGTTTGAAATAAAATATTATATAGAATACTTGTCTTTAATAATTTTACATATCCATTCAGATATATTCTTAGGATTTTCCTTCTTAATTATTTCCATAGTATCTTTATCAATAGAAAGGCTTATCTTATGCACGGCCTTGCGTGACGGCCTACGTGGTATCTCTGCCGCATCAAGTATCCGGTATATTGTCTGTTCTGACCTTATACCAGTTATACCCATAATTTCTTTGATTGTGTGATTCCCTTCAATGTATAGTTTTTCACACAATATTTGCAGTTCAACTTTTATCATTGCTTTCTCTTTTTAACAAATTCAGATGCAGCTTTCAGGGCATCGGATAACTGTTTAATGTCACAATCATCCTGAATATCTATGGTAATCTTAGGGAACCTGTTCCTTATAAGAAGCATACGGTCATTATCTTCATCCTGCCTGAACTCAAAAACCGGTGTTGGCATGGCTATCGAATACCAATGGCTATACATATAATCACCCATTTCAGCCATAATTCTCGCAAGCTCCTTAGCCATTTCCTCAGAGTATCCAAAGAAACGACTGTCTTCAAGTATAGTCACTTTCTGTGTTTCATTGAACTTATGTTCTTCAAACCTTATCACAATAAGGTTATCGGTATCGGTAAGCACCCACCATCCTTGATGGGTGCTTTTTTCAAGTTTGAATCGGTTATTAATCATTTTGTAAAGTTATCCCAAAATTCAACATATTCTTCAACATTCCTTACAACTTCTTCTTCTGAGTCAAGGTAATCAAAGTTACCTGAAGGATAATGAATCTCAAACTTTTCACTTTCTTCGTTGAATAGATAAGTAATTGCGTTTTCAGATAATAATCTTTTTGTTTCTTCACCTAAAGTCTTCATAATCTTGTACAGTTTATACGTGTGTCTCACGTTTTAATTACAATGCAAATATATAAATAGTTTTCGATAAATCAAAACAAAATACTATTTTATTTTGATTTTATGCTAAAAAAATCCCCGACACACTTACCGGGGCACTGGTGCTTTTCCGTTTCAAAAAAGTAGAAAAAGCTTACTTCATATTACACCTCCTTTCTATTTCTTTAATTTATACACCATTTTCCATACAACTGCAAGTATTGTAATTATTGCTATTCCGATAGCCAATCCGCCGACATTGACGCAAAATTTCTGCCACTTGGTTAGCTCTTTTTCTACTGGGTAAGGCATTTTTTCCTTTTTGGAAATAACCACTTCCTTCGCTGGAAGGTAAACCGTATCCGGCTGAGTTTTCATCTTCGCCAGCAGATTACCCAGGCTGTCAATGGTAAGCTGCGCCTGTGCGTTCTTACTGTTTGCAATGTCCAGCCAGTTCAGTACGACCTTACCGTTTTCATCACATTCCAATAACGCTCGGATGGTGGCGCTGTCTGGCGGTAACTGAACTTCCACCAGCTTCTCCACTACGACACTATCAGCATTACTTTCCACCGGAACATATTTTATCGTCCGGCAGGAGCAAACAAAAAACAAGCACATGAAAGGAGCCAGCGTAATGCACCGACTCACTTTACCCATTATGTAGTCGTATAACTTCATGGCTTCACAACGATTTCAGGAATAAAAGGATATTCGCTCCGCACATCGAAGCAAGGACACATCTTTGTCCACTCATTCGGTTCTACGATTCCGTCACCGTCAAAATCTGGCGATGTGTCACGATGGCCCAACACTTCCACAATCTGGTACTTTCCGCAAAGTTCTTTAATCAACTTGGCCAACGCTTTCTTCTGTTCCGGAGTTCGGGTATCGGCAGGTTTCCCATGTTCATCCAACCCACCGATGTAACAGATACCAATGCTGTGTTTGTTGTAGCTTACGCCGGAAAAACCCTTGCTGTTACAGTGCGCCCCGTCAATGGTGAGCGAACGGCCGACTTCTACAGTGCCATCCAGTCTTATCACATAGTTGTACCCAATCGTGCTGAACCCTCTCTGCAGGTGCATCTGGGTGATTTCCTTCTTACCAATATCCTGCCCAGCTTTTGTGGCCGAGCAGTGAATTATTATTGAATCTATTTTGTTCATAATAAAATTACATCTATATTTGTGGAGTTCTACCAATGGTAGGATGGTTAATAAAAAATTTATTACAAGGAGTGCAGTGGCACTCCTATTTTATTTTAGTTCAGTTTCTTTTCTTCAGCACGCTAATCCGTTTCCCGTCTTTGGAATACATTCGTGACATGTTCTTATCACGAACAAATCTTCTGTCCATCGAAAAATATCCATGCTTCCCGTCACTGAATACCGCCCTTTCGCCGGTCTTAAAGCGAACCGGCATATTAGGCAGTCCATTATTCATGGCCGCCAGTATAAGCAATCTGCGTCTGAACAAGCTCATCAAGCACCTCCCATCACAGCTATATTATTAAGAATACTTACCTGATACGTCCTGTTAGCCCTGACAACACTGCTTCCTATCCACTTTACTCCTTCAGGTAATGTCAGAACAGTAGGATTAACGCCACTCGTGAACTGAAACATATATTCATTCATCATATTGGGCAGGCCTTCACCGAAAGAGATATTAAGAGCAGAAACTTCACCGAACACATGAAAAACATTTGGGATAAGTTCTGCTGTTATTTCTCCCGTACCGCTGTTTACACTGGTAATACACCCACTACCATAATATTCACCGTGAGTATATATGGCACGTATATCTTTAATGAAAGATATAGAGTCTGCCAATATATTTCCGGCTTCCAAATCTCTCTTAAAGGTGGCTTTTCTTAAATAATTATTGAATTTCTTTTTTGCCATACCTTATTGTTTTATGGAGGTATTCGCTCAGAATACCTCCTTGGTTTTTTACTCCTCTTCATGCCATGCGAATGCGCTGTCAAGTTCTGCTTTTGTCGCATAAGACTTCAATGTCTCATTCGTAGCATAATTAGTAAGTTCTGCCTTGGTTGCGTATGTTTCAGCAAGTGCAGCTATAGCCTCGCTAAGTGCAGTTTTTGTTGCATAATCCCTTGCGACCTCTGCCTTGGTTGCATAATCAGCAAGGTCTTCTGCTGTCAAGAATCCTTCAAGGTCAACCTTCTTTGCATATGCAGTCAAATCTACTGTACCTCCAAGAGAATCCCAGTTTGTTTCTACGCTTGCCTGATTGGCCGTTTCTCCGATGTAGACGAAGTTCGTTTCAGCCGGATATTTCTTGCCGTTCAGGGTAACTTCTGCCGTAACGTTATATACGTGGCCTTTCGATACAGAAGACACCCCTTTCAGGGCACTAAGGTCTGCCAGAGTACCCTTTGGCACATATACGGCACCAAGCGCGTTGACCTTGTTTGTCAGTGTGTCAACCAGACCTTTCAGAACTTTACCCTGCTCGGCGGAAAGTGCCTTATTAGTCCCGCCCGTTGTGAGGTCATTGATAATCTGGATGAGTGTCTGTGCGCCGACGTCAAGACGAATCCATCCGCCATAATCAGCCTGGGTAATCTTTGTCATGTCCTTCAGGACATACAGAGCCGGTTTGCCGTCCCCGTTATCTCCAACAACGACCAACATGCCGTTATAAGTATTCTTCCCTGAATAGGTAGCTGCGGCAATAAGGTCTGTCTTGTTTGGAACAAGCTGACGGGCATCCAGTGGCGCCTGTCCTCCAGGCTCAAAGTTCACGGCAAAGGAAGCAACACCCGCAGGACGGTTTCCTGTTGTCGAAGCCATCGGCATGACATTGTTCATCGGCATGGCAAAGGGAACTTCACGGCTGTTTCGTGCAAGCATGGCTATCACTTCATCCGTAATTTCCTCGCCATTATATGTGTCCGGCTCGTCTACAAGTTTTTTCCCGGCATCGGAAACTGTAAAGCGAAGTTGTAATGCACCGGACATGGCACCTGTCGTTGTCAGCTTCTTGTATGCAATCTGAACACTTTGTACGGTCTTGTTTCCTGCATCAGATACGGTGTACTTGTCCGTTCCGAAAACTTCCCACTTTCCGGACACCGTATTATAGAACTCGACTTTTGACACATTCTTTTCTGAAGGGAAGTAGAATTCAAGGCGGGTTCCGGTTGCTGCTTCAGAAGCAAATTTCGCTCCAATTAATGTATCAGTCCATTTCTGCAGCGGAAGCTTTGTATCTGGAGCTGCGGCAGACGGGAAATTGGTATCTCCGGCAGAGGTAGAAGCTGAAGAACCATTACAGTAAAACGGATAGGTACCATAAAGGTAGACAGCACCTGATTTCACAGTACCTTCAGGAAGCGGATTAGGGGATACGGTCGCCTTGTTTCCTTTTGAAGTGAGCAAGGTGTCACCTGCGCCATGATGAGCCTGGTAATTGTACTGCATCGTACCGAGTGTAACTTTCGTCGGCAATGTCTTGTTGCTTGTACTGTTTCCTACATAGATGAAGGACTGGTCATCGGAGATAAGTTCTCCTGCACGGTTCTTGTTTGCCTGGCCAACAACCGTACAATTACCACGGTTAAATCCTGTCTGAATCTGTTCTGCGGTAGGTGCGCTTTCACCAACCTCCAGAATCTTGTTGGCGGTAAAAGGAGACTTGAATGATATTGTTGCACTTGGTGCCTGTACCGTCGGCTGGATTTCCTCAAAGAGAATATCCTCGAAAATCTGGCTCAGCGTCTTTGTCTTCAAGGTCTCGACCTTTGTCCCAGCCGGAAGACCTCCCAGTTTCGAAGGAGTGGCAAGGCTGTCTGGCAATGATGTCTTGAACCTGATGAGTTCCGTCAGGTCATATTCGGTCTTGCCTGATGATTTGGTAACGATAAGTTTATTGCTGCCTTTGTCAAAACTGACATCTGTGACACCGCTTCCTCCATAATTCACACCGTTCATCAACAGTTCTTTGGTGTCGGTTGCAAAATAGATAGCATCCAGATGTTTTGACGCTGCATCATAACGGGCCTTTAAGCCCCTGTAGAATTTTAATTTTGTTGTTGCCATAAAAGTCTGATTTTAACTGTTTGTTTCTTCATTCCATACTGCTTCTGTTATCTCCTCCCATTCTCCATCCTTCCGGCCGTATATCTTCCCGTCTTTTGGCGCATCGGGAATGGGAATGCTTCCACCGGTTGATATGTCAATGGAAGAAGCACCAAGGTTGACGGTGGCCATTTCAAGGTTAGGGACACTTATGCTGTCCTCTTCACAAGTTGTTGCAACAAGCCTGAAAGCCTCACACATGTCAACGGCAGTCTGTCCTTCCTTACCATAGTTCTCCCACAAAGTCAGCGAATACATACCAAGGTGTTTGTGGTCCGTTCCATGAAAAGTAAATTTCAGCTTGTTTCCCTGGTATATCTCAAAATGGAAATCGAGAAATCTGCCTAGAGGATTCTTCAGCATGAGTTTCAAGTCCCTTCCTTCCAGTGGAACAGGCTCCTTGTTCGTGAGTATCTGCCAGGTGAAGTATATATCTTTCCCTATCCTTATCTTTCTCATATCAACTAGGTCATGAAACTTATTGTCATAAGTAATATTATGATTACGGAGTAGATGATTTCCGCTATCAGGCGTCTATCTGTCTTCTTCATCCTTTGTAACTTTTTCGATAATTTCGCCAGCCGTTGTGTACTTCTTTTTAATGTAGCCCACCAGCAGGCGCTTAATGGAAACCTTGTTCTTGATACCATGAATTGTGCATATATGCTCCATAATACTGTCAAATTCGAAAATGAAAGCCAACCCCAGCCCGCAGATAGAACTGATTGTATAGGAACAGATGCCAACCGGCTGAAGAATTGCAATGCCCAGCATGAACCCAACAACAAGGTATGAATTATACTCAATGAACTTGCACACGGTACGTCGGCCAGCACGGGAAAAGCGGAAATCCTCGCCCCGCTTAACCACGCTGTCGATGATTCCCAGAACAAAGTCGGCCACAATCATCACAACGATAAAAGCCAGCATCCAGCGAAGCTCAAAGACAACGCTTCTTATCTCTCCTACAAAGGAGTAAGCCCCGGCAACAAGAATCTGCGGGGCTATGACGGTTATAAGGTTCTGCATCACTCCTTATTTACCTTACCACCGAACAACCTGGACAGCCATTCGCTTGTTACAACCGACACGATTCCAGTAGATGCCAGGGCGACAAATAACGCATCAATCACCACAACCCAGACGCTTGCATTTGCCGGAGGGAAACCGAGATTCATCCACCAACTGAAGAAGGTAACGATTACACCAACTACAGCAGTTACCCACATAGTCACCCACTTATTCATAGGATTGGATAGCTTCGAAGCGATAAATCCTACTACAGCAGGAACCACGACCGTAACAAGCCCGGTGAAGCTGGCAAATCCGGTCAGGAACTCCGGAACGGAAGGTTCTACACTAACGGAAGTCTCCGCGAAAACACTCACTACGCACATCAGCAGTGCGACCATCATGAAAACGAATCTTTTCATCTTACTAAGGTTTAGATTAAACAAAAATGCCCACAAACGTATTCCCGTTCAAGGGGACACGTTTATGGGCATCATCTCAAAAAATCTTTACAAATCTACTTATTTACCAAAGCTTTTCAGTGAATGTAAGCATGTAAAAAACAAACAAAGAATAAAAGGTTTCAAAAAGGCTGACAGCTCTTGTCAGTATATTTTAGGTATATCACACGAAATCTACCAAAACTCTACCGGAGCGCAAAATTTGGCTGAAAATCGAGCCGTTTTTTCCGGGTTTTGACAGCCTTCAAATCGCGTAAAATTGTTGATGAAAGAACCTCTGAATATATCTCCGTAGTCTTCACTGAAGTATGTCCGAGCAACTTCTGTACTGTGGTAATCGGTACCCCCTGATGAATCAATAGTGTAGCACATGTATGCCGGGCCGTGTGGTAGGTTATGTGCTTCCTGATACGGGCCATTCCGGCAATCTGTGCAAGGTATTTGTTTACGTCTGAATTACACCCCAAACTGGCAAATTCTTCTATTTTGTAGCGGTCTAAAATTGTGAGTGCTTTCCCTTCAAAAAGGAGATGCAACGGTAGCCGGAGTTCGATACCAGTCTTAATTGATTTGAAGTGCAACCACTTTTGACCATTTACACGGATAAAGTTAGCTGGTGTAAGCTGGCAGAAGTCTGAGAATCGCAAGCCTACGTAGCAGCAGAACAGGAATGCATCAAGCACATGACGAAGCTTATTATCTTCTACCTCAAGGTTCTCCAACTTTCTTAATTCATCTGGCGTCAGGAACTCATGCCGGCCTTTCTCCTGCTTAATCTTAAATTTGCGGAACGGGTAAGCATCGGCATGAATGTATCCCTGGTTTATTGCTTCATTGACTAGCGTCCGAAGCTGGCGAAGGTGTTTTGCCACGGTATTCACTCCATTTCCCTTTTCCCGAAGATATGTTTCAAAATCCTTTAAGAATGTGTATGTTATGTCCTTGAAATCTAATCCAGGGCGGAATTCCTGAAGAACATTGATAGTCGTGATTAGGTTGTCTTTTGTGCTTTGGCGTCTGTCTGAGTGCTTTACATATTCTTTAGCGAATATAGGGAAGGTAACATTAACGGGGGTATTATTCTTTATCGCATCCCGAAGTAAAGCTAAAGTCGGTTGTATTCCACGTTTCCATAACGACAGTTCTATACTTTGAAGATGCAGCATAAACTCAAACAACATGGAATTAAGGTCATTGGCTTGCGGATGGTTACATACTTGTGCTATTTGCTTATCCCAGTGCTCTGGCCGTAGATAGATGTTTGTCTTGAAGTATATTTTACGCTGATTCAAAGAGGCTTCTACCTGCACAAGGGCTGTACCTTGCTTATTTAATTGATTCTTTCTATTGTAAACAAGGCGGTATCTTATCTTTTCCATTTTTTCCGCTGAAAATAGTTATTTATAGGGATTCCGTAAAATAGCACTGGCGGAACTTATTGGGATTGCAACATTAGAAAAATCGGGGCTTCATCCCGCTGCTAAATTCAGTCAGGGTGATAATTCTGGAGTGTCCAACATAGATGATATAGATATTCTGTCTACTGATATATACAATGGAAATATTTTAGAGAACAATGCTACATTCATAGTTAAAACTTACCCTGCTTCTCCGGCCTATATGTATCAGGAAGCATTCTCGATGTATCCAATTAAACGATATTGGAGAGCAAAGGTGGACGGTACATGGAGAGGGTGGATTGAGTTATAATTGAGCCCAAGAATTTTCGCTATTTGAATTTTTAATTCTTGTAATATTTAATCCTGAAGGATGAAAGTAACGCTGGACAGTTGCTCCAGCAGCTCCAACTCCTGCTTGAAAAACTAACACAGTTCCGTAGGTATCCGAACCTGGAATAATCATATACATGCCGGACTCCACAACATCGTTAAGTTCATCAATACTATTTCTGTTTGTTATATACAAAAAATCTTTTACCATGAATGGAAACAAGTTATTTCCATTCATAAGTTCCGCCAGTGCTAAATCTGCCTGGCGGAACTTATTGGAACGGCTACTTTAAAAAATGATGGATTAATGTCAAAATCAGGTTTCCTGAGTGCCATTGGATTAAATTTGGAAGGTGATGCCAATAACGTAAATAACGGAGTTTATAAATTTGACTCACAACAGGACAATATGCCTGTGAATTATGGCATATTAGTGGCATTTTCTTGTGACGGATGGATTCGTATGCAATTATGTGCAGGTGGAGATAATGGATTAGCATATATAAGAATGCATTATAATAGTTGGACATCATGGAAACAACTATAATATTAATTTCCGAAGAGAATACTTCAGCTCGACAGAAGATACATTCCCAGTCATATACGCACCTTATATGGTGGAAGTTAGTCCCCATGGAAAAAAATAACGCCATAAAGGATTTCAGGTAATGAGAATAAATAAAATAGCTAGAACGTTTGGAAACAGTTATAACTGTTTCCATTCGGTCCATGAGCCATCACTCTTTTTGGCTCTTTGATAAGGTGTTCCGCTGAATATCTCTATAAGTATTTGGAATGCACTTTGATCAGATTTCGCAGAAAGCAGAAAACCAAAATATCCATTTGTGTTTGTTGAGCCATTCTCTGCATAATAATATCCATCTTCAATGTTGTTCGCGTCAACCACTTTGCGTCCACGATAGGCGAAGGGGAATTGTATTAGTCCCGCCAGAACTGACGCAACCTGCTCTTTTGTCATTACCCCAACAGCATTTCCAGCGGCATTCACGGCCACAAAAGCGGAGATGTCTTCCAGCTTGGGAAGAGCCAGTGTAGACTTCTTCAGTAGCTCCGTTTTCGACACCTTATGCGGAACGCCGTTTGTATCGTACACCTGTACCGTTTCACCGTCATCTGCCGTTTTCTGATTCTTCATACTTTCTGTATGCTTCAATAGATTGTCAGTTTCTTCACCTGTAAAGCTTAATACAAAATCTTCTTCTGCCATAATTGTTTTTAATTTATAGTTATTAATGATGTTTCCAACGCTGTATAGATTATAATTGCCTTGTCCATAACTAATAAAATCCCATTCTTTTTACTTCAAAGAAAAAAGCACCACCCTGACCAGTTCCATCTGACTTATAATTCAGTGTAAATTCAGTATTATTTTCAATACTTACGTAATATGTTCCAGATGAAAGTCCGACTCTCATCATCGGAGTGACCATTACCATATATTCATCTTTAACTGTGCCCCACTGGGTTGGCATGGTTACTCTATATTCTTTGCTGGATACTTTGGTAAATGACAATGTACTGCCATCGAATGTGTAATACTTTTTTGAATCGTCTCTCAAGTCAACGTAACCTCTGGCCAATACCTTATCAGGACGCCCCATGGCGTAGTTTACATCCAAATCTTCCCTGCATGTGACAATCCATCCATAGAAAGTATCACCAAGCCCATACCCAATCAGTTGAACTATCTCCTTGTTCAATATCAACTCATTGTAACTTCTTCCATATTCGTAGAACTTTGCATTACTTGATGAGATTGACGCCTCTCCTGTACCAATGCAGCATACGGTAATCTTTCTTCCTATCTGTTCTTTTCCTGTTGGTATTGAATATACCTTTTTCCAGGAACCTCCACCCTCAATAATGATGTTATCATTGTAGTTCGTGTTAAATGAATCGGATACCTTGGAAAATGGACTTCTAAGGGAGCCGCGCATAAGCACGTCCTCAAAATATCCATTAATAGCTGTAACATCAACAAATGTCGCTCTTCCATCCGTATCTATCGTTGAATAGATTTTTTTCCCATCACCAATTTCAAGTTTCTTGGCTTTGATGGCACCGGCAATCAATTTCGATGTGATGATGACAGCCGCATTTATCAAGTCTGTATTGATAACCCCGTCTTTTATTATAGTCCTACCTGCCAGCGCTTCACCAACCAGGCTTTCCCATCCATCGTATCCGATATACTGGGCCATACGGTCATTCACCTGTTCGGCGAAGTCCAAAGCATCGTCAAAATTTGACATACCGTTACCGCCCAGTACTTCAATCATTCCTTCAACACGCAATCCCTTTGATGGTGAATAAAGGAAACAGCCATTCTTTCCTTCATGGCCGATTTGGAATCGGCATTCTTTCGTAACTCGGTCATACCTTGCCGTAAGTATGTCTCTCTCGCTTAATGAATAAGAATTTATTCCCTGATAGAATGTCAGATATGGCGCACCGTCTCCGTATGCAGACAACACGATTGCAGCCTGAAAATCCGTATCCGATACGTCTCCAAGTTGTACCATCACATCTCCAACTGCCGGTATGTCGCTGCCTTCGTCACAATGATTCACGGATACCTCTATCCAGTTATCACCAACATTTTCCACCAGACGCCACCAATAGTGATTGGATACGCCGTCATACGCGCCTTCCTTAATATTGAATGTCTGAGAGCGTACCAGGTTACCCACACGGAAACGGTTCTCGATGGCTGCATCTCCATCATCTGTCAGGAAGTAACAGCGATAAACAGAACCATAAGTTCCAGGAGATGAGTAACCTCTTTTCCCGTCTGAGAACTTGACTCCTGTACCATCCTTGAAACGAATTCCCTTTTTTTCTATAAACTCGACCTTAGTAATCGTTGCTCTGGCCCCGCTGGCGTTGAACATGAAGGAAGCTCCGGCCAGCTCGGTCTCCATTATTGAAAGTAACTGGAAGATAGCTTTCTTGCGCACGTACAGTTTGTCAATCCATCCGACAGACTCGCCGCCCTTTTCTGAAGAGAATGACATACCAGCACCCATCATACCAGTCACGAAGTCAATTGATTCCAGGAAAGGAGATATGATACCGCCAAGAAGCTTAATGAGATAGTTTGTCTGGTCTTCCTTGTCCTTTCTCAATAATGTTGCAAGTGACCGTTTTGCCGAAAATACGTTACTGTCCGATGGGGCAGTAGAATCATTGGTCTTAATCACATATATGCTACTTCCTCCGCCTCCAACATAAGTATGCCCTTTATACGTAATCGACTCCAGTTTCTCTTCCACATCATTAAGGCGAGAGTAGGGCATACTTTCCCCAATAGTATATACCGGAGAATCCCATGGAATGTCAAGGTTAAACTCCCATCCGAGAACACGGCTTTCACGACCATTCTCAAAAAAGGCTTTATTGACCAGGTTTATCTTTTGCCCGAACTCGAAAAAGCGTTTCAGCTTGTCTTCATTAACCCATTCTGACCGGAGGGTAGTGTAGTATGTACCATCGTCCTTTTTTCGCTGGTCTGCTATCTTCTGTGCCTTCTCTTTCAGTTCCTGCTCCGCGTCCGGAATCATTTGTACAGAAACAAACTTTGGATCAAAACCGGAAAGGATATACTTGTCATCATTTTCAGGATATATGGTATCATCCGGCAATGGACGTCCGTAGTCTTCGCTGCGGACAATTTCCCAAAGCTGGCTTCCGTTGTTGTCCGGGTCAAAAATAACACCGAACTCCAAACCATTCATTTTGCCGGACTGAAAGATAATTGTCAGCTCTTGTCCCGGAAGTATGTAGTCCTTGGAGAAATTCAGGCCAGTATCACGATAGCGATAGTAAGTCACGGTTTCCTGACCTCCGTCTTCATTTGTAACGGTTTCCGTCCTCGTAGATACACTTGACATCGTACTTTCAAGTCGGGGATATACCTCGTCAAATACCACGATGTCTTCAATTGCTTCTTCCTGGCTCATATCAGGATACACATCTATGTATGGCGTACCAGCGGGAAGCATAAGCCGTCTTTGTACAACTCCGTTTACTACCGTCTGCTCTTCAATGGAACGGTAGTTCTCAGGTATGTTTCTTGTAGATCCGAATGCATAAATGCGGGTGGCATAAGTGCCTTTGCTCTCACTGCGAGTCATGGCAGACGCTTCAACCCCTAACTCGATTTTGACGGCATCACCGAATTCGTTTCGCCCAAAATGAATTACGTTGTCCGTTATCCAGCAATCACAGTTCCACTTATCCTCACCCGCCATTGAGAATAAGGCATCCAGCAGGTTCATATTGTCATACGTCATTGCAACTGCCTTATTCTCTACTGTGGAATCTATTTCAAATGTGAAATCTTTTCCCTTATAGGTATATCCCAAAGCTTTCAGGTTACGTAAGAATACACCAAGCTGTACATCAAGGGCTGCGGTGAGAGACCATGACGCTTCATATCCTGCGTGTTCAGGAGTGTATTTGAAAATTTTGTTTTTCCACTTCCAGTAGTAAGCATCCAGTTTCAGCTCATAATCATATCCACCGGTAGAAGCATTGAAAGAAGGTTTCTGCAGGTCTGTTACCTCATATACTTTTGAAAGTAAGCCGCCCAGTGAATCATCCAGAACCCCAGAAAGGTCTACATAGTCACCAAGTTTAAAATATATAGGTTCAGGCACGGAAAAGGGGAGAACGATGTAGTCCTCTTTCATCAGCGTAAACTTTCCTTTGGCTCCTTTATTGATAGGAGTGGAAAATCTTGTCTTACCGGATATGTCTTTAATATCAATCATACCCCAAAGTTCATAAATAGCAAATGGAAGCCCTAAAAATCCGGACTTCCATTTGGAACAATAAAGGAAATGTTTGTTATTCGCTTCTATCCATATAATATTTCACATAAATAAATCTCTTATCCTTATTCTGAATTGATTTTGTTATAGCCTCTATGGTTTTTAAAGCACCATATCTTTTATAAAATAACCGGACGGTTGAATGTGACACACCCAAAATGTTTCCCCATTCACGAATAGATTTATTCTCATTATTTACTGTTAAAAACACAGTGTTTCTTTTCTTTCTTGTATTATCAGAAAAAGAAATCCATTGACAATTATTTGGATAATATCCTTTATCATTGTCTATTCTATCTATTGTGAGATTATCAGAATATCCATTTCTTATAGCCCATTCATAAAATGCTTCAAAATTATTTCTCCATTCATCACACATTGTTATTCCTCTTTCTCCGTATGATTTATAATGGTCGTTGGATTTACGATAACATCTGCTTTTCATAGAACACCATGTATGATATAGTCTTGTATACGTTTGCTGGTGCGTTACATTCATTTTTCTAAATCTTTCTCCACTTTTTCTCCTTGTAACGCATCCACAGCTTTTAGTATTACCTGAAAGTAATGAATTGGATGTGGGATAACTTATATTACCACAATCACATTTGCACTCCCATATTAATATATTATGTTTATTTCTGCCCACAACTCTTATAGCGGTTAACATCCCGAATTTTCTTCCTGTTAAATCTTTTTTCATAATACTATACTCTTATATTTTACTGCAAATATAACATTATAATTGCATATACCCAATAATTTATATATAATATTTAAATGCTATTTTATGTCTATTTTATAAGAGCGGAATATTATTTTATTATCTTTGCATCATGTGTCACATATAAGAACATAATGTTATGTTAAGAATATCAGAAATATGCAAAGAAAAAGGTATTACACAACAAACGTTAGCAAAGAAAATAGGTATTACATATCAATCCCTTTATTCTGCAATAAATGGGAACCCTAAACTTGATACTCTACAATGTATAGCCGATGCTTTAGAAGTTGATATATCGGATTTATTCCAATCACATACAAAATATATAACTTGCCCGCATTGTGGCAAGAAGTTAAAAATAGAGGTGGAATGACCACCTCTATAATCTACCTTCTGGAGTAGGATTTGGTTCGCAAAACTTACTTGAAACCTTACCGAAACACCTGTCAATACTTAACCCGTAAGAGATGCTTTTCCCCAGGTAAACCAGCTTGTAGACTTCGCTCCCAAGAGCGGGGATTTTGATGTTTACGGCTCCCTTCTCCAGTTCTGACTGAAAGGCTTTCTTCTTTGTCCGATAGTCGCCTTCTGAGTCTCCTTCTATGGTGAACTGGAGAGTGATTTCACGCGATGCTACTTTTGCATTGTCGGTTATTATTCGCTTCCCGTGCTCCAGACGGCTCTCATCTTCGATGTAGTCTTTCATCTGGTTGAATCCGTCGATAGCATCGAGAAAACTGTCACCCATGCGGACACCCCATGTGCTCCAGGCATCCTTCCCGTTAATAAATAAATCTCCTGTCATAGTCTTGCTGTATTACGTTTCACTTCGGCAATGTCGGCCTGCATCTGTTTGATAGGTTTGACAATTTCGCCTGTGTTCTCTCTGATTTGCTGTAACTCCAAATAGGAATTGGCCAGGATAGTACGTGTCTCGTCGGCAATGTTGTACAGACCGGTCACTTGTGATGTCAGGGAGCCGATGGAACCTCGCAGTTCGGTAATAGCTACCGTTTGCTGCTGTTCTGCCGTCTCAATACGAAGATTGGACTCATACACGGCTGTAAACCGCCCACTCAGTTCCCCGGCATCCTCGTGCGTCATTTCTGTACCGAATCCGCGGCTGGAGGCCGACTGCTTGGAACTGCTGCCAGCCTTGTCGTATCCGGTAGCTGCGGCAAGTTCATCCCGTAGTTTCAATGCTTCATTCACGTACCCCATATATTCGTTTTGGAGTGAATTACGTTCACTCTCACTCAGGTTTCCGTCCTTCATACTTTCACCGAATCTGTTCCACCAGTCTTCCAGCTTCTGGCTGTACATGTTACCGATTTTATCTGAAAGCATGGCACGCATAAAGTATTCTGATAGGTTATCCGCAAAATCTTCCGCCGATGCATCCATATCCATAAGGGTATCGATGAAACTATCATACATGGAATCAAAACTTATTCCGGTAAGCTGTTCGAAAAGTCCCTCTTTCAGTCCTTCGAGGTTTCCGGCCAGATCTGCATATTCATCTAGTGCATCAACGACAGCATTTCCATAGCCTCCTTTTCCTGAATCGGCCATTTTCTGCCACAAGTCTACATTCTGACGTAATAAGTCCATCTGCTCCGGCGACATCTGCCACAAGGAATCTGTACCTGTGAATTCTGCCATGACATTTTCTCGAATCCATTGTATGTCACTTTCCGACCAGCCCATGTAATAGGCCCAGCTATGATGCTTACTGTGATAGCCAGCATTTGCCTGCGCTTTTGCAAGGACATTCTTGTTGTATTCCTCCTGATACTTGATGGCTTTATTGTACTCTGCTACGGATTTCTCGCTTCCCTTGCTGGACTTCATTTCTTCCGTAAGGGATTCGATGGCAGACTGCAACTTTTCGTTTCTGTCCGTGAGTCTGTTGATGGTATCCTGCACCTCTTTTTCGTTTCCTCCAATACCGAAAAGTTTGCTGAATCCGCCGAAAGTCAAAGTATCCCATATTCCACCTACAGACTTAAAGACACTACTGAATATGTTACCTACGAAACCATCCAGCCCCTGTGTCCCGATAGCATCTAAAAGAGAAAATGCAGCTCCAATTATACCTCCAAGTTTCTCGCTCTCTTCTGCAAATATGTCTACTATATTTCCGGCCAAATCACCGACCTGAGAGAGTGAAATTTCAGAATTTGAACCAAGCTGGGTAATGACGTTCGACAATGTGACAAGGTTGCTTGTCGTTTTATCTGTCGACTTTTGTACATTGACCTGAGCGTTCTGCTGTCTTTTTTGGGCATCATTCAGTTTCTTCGTGGCCGCTTCCTTCTGCTCATCTGTTCCGCTTCTCATGGCTTCGTTGTATTCCTCCTGAGCTTGTGACAGTTCTTCCTGTGCCTTGGCTAATTCGCTTAACTGTTTGGGTAGGTCGGCCAGCAATCCTCCTTTGTCGATAAGGGTTGACTGGATGTTGCTTAAAGCCTCGTCAATGACCTTCTTCTGGTCAACAGCCATATTCTTGTATTCTTCGGAGTTCTTGAAGTCCCTAAGCTGCTGCTTTACCTTGTTCAGGGACTTTTTGGATACCTTGTCCAAGTCACCGAAGATAAGTTCCCAGTTGATTCCCTGTTTCAGCTTCTCAAGATCAAGGGAGGAGAGTGCCTTATCCATTTCTTTCTGGAGTATGTCCTTGTCTCCCTGGGTAGTGGCTTCCGAGATTTTACGGGTGTACTCGGCTATGATTGCATCACGTTTCTGCATGAACGTACCGTAGCTTTTCAGGTAACGTTCGTTGGCCTCGATTGCAGCTTGATTTTCAGTTTCTGTAATTTCGGCCAGACCTTTTTCACGCGACGTCATGGCATTAGACGCACGACTTCCTAATACTTCCCGCTGTTCAGACGTAAGCTTTCCTCCTTGCGCATCTTCCCATTTTTTGCGCTGTTTCCTAATTTCATCGATTTCTCGCTGGTAATCCAGCTCAATCTGTCTGCGCTTCTTTTCAGAACCTTCTTCCATCAGGTTGATTTCTTCCTGCTGATTTGTTCTGCGAAGCTGAAGGAGTTCTTCTGCAACCTGTTGCTGCTCTTTCTTTTGTCGCTCGGCATCTTTCTTCGCATTATTCTCTTGTTTGGCCAGAGTGTCTCCTGTTACACCACCGAGCGATTTATATGATTTTTCTGCTGCTTCCAACTCTTCTACAGCTTTCTTATAAGCAGATTCAGTGCCTTTTTTAGCATCCTCTACGGCCTTTAATTTTGCTTCGTAAACAGCTTTTGCTTCTTTATATGCTTGCTGATACGTCTTTTCCGATGCTTCTCTTTGCGATTCCAGGCCAGATATGGTGCCGTCAATCCCTTTTAACGCTGCTTGCGCATTATTGAACCGTATTTGAACGTCAATAGGAATTGTTGCAAAAGGAAAATTCTTAATTTTTTCTTGCTCTTCCTGCAATATTTGTCTTGCTATATTGTATTCGCGTATAATCTGCTCACGATTACTTCTTGCTTCCATCAGCTTGACTTCAACAGGTTTCGAGTTTTCCTCTGTTTCCTTTTTCAGTCGATTATATTCGCTCAAGGCTGATTTCCACTTGTTAAGATTTGCTTTTGCTGATTCTATTTGTGAAGCGATTAATGGGGCACCTTGTCCCGCATTTTTTAAAGAAGCATTTAATGATTTTATTTTCTCCTCCCATTGTTGAATATTCTTTAGTATGTTTTCATAACTGTTCTTGTCTCGTTCCTTATTCAGTTCTTTATTTGCTTCTGCAAGATTGAGTACAGCCAGTTGTTCACGGGTATAAGCAGAAGAAAGTGCAGGAGAATACCTTTGTAGTTCCTCATAGGCCTTTATCTTTGAAAACTCGGTTTCTGTCTCATCTTGGATAACGCGTATCAGCTCTTCTATTTTTTTCTTGCGTTCCTCTTCCTGATTCGCAAAATTCTTTTGTTCTTCATTGAATTTTTGCTGTGCCTTTTCCGATGCGGTTGTGCTGTCATGAAAGGCCCACATTGTAGCAACAAGCCCGGCAAGAACCGTAGCTGCCAGTACATACGGGTTAGCTTTCATAACCGTATTCAAAGCCTTTTGTGCTATCATTTGAGCTTTGGTAACCAAGATTGCAAGTTCCATTCTGGCCGTTAATGTATCCTGAGCTATTCGCACTACAATAAGAGCGGTTTTATATGTCCCGTATGTAGCAATCAGTCCTATCAAAATCTTACCAACAGTTTCATAGTTCTCAATAAGACCTTTCAATCCTGAAATACCTGCAGAAGCAATTCCCTGAGTATCTTTTCCAATCTCATTCAACATTGTATCCCAAGCATCTCCAAGGTTACTCAACTGACCTGTAAGAGACTTAGACTGTTCTTGCATCAGGTTATAATAGATTCCTGATTCACTAGTCATATTTTTGAAGGCCTGTTCTACTTCTTTAAATCCTACCTTGCCTTCCTTTACTAAACCGGAAACTTCATCTTTTGTCACACCAAGCACTTTTGCCAGTTCCTCGTAGATGGGAATACCACGTCCTGCAAACTGACGAATATCGACAGCATAGGCTCTCCCTTGTGTCCTTAATGTGCCATAGAGATAGGCTATTTCACTAAGCTGGGAGCCAACACCGGCGGCTACATTACCAAGCATGACAAGTTCATCACCCACATTCTCAGCTGACGAGCCGTAAGCAATCATTTGCTTGGCAGATGATGCCACCCCTTGAAGGTCGAAGGGTGTCTTTGCGGCAATATCCACCAGCTCTGACATCAGTTTATCTGCTTTTTCCTTACTTTTCAGCATGGTTGAAAAAGCAATTTCAAGCTGCTGGAATTGTCCTCGTACATTAACAAGTTCTGTAACAAAGTTTTTCAAGGCAGTTACTCCACCTATTATACCAAGTACTTTGGTTAAGGAAACGGACATCTTTTCATTTGCTTCGACCGTTTCGCCGGCTTCTTCCTTAAAAGCTGCATATTCATCCTTCAGTCTCTTTACTGAAAGACGGGCTTCTGCCTGCTGTTGAGTAAGTCCAAACAAAATATCTTTCTGCTCCCTTAACTTATCGGTTTGAGCTTTTATCTGCTCCGACATACCGCTGGTATTACCACCCGACTTTACAGTTTCTCGGTATTTCTCTTTCAATAAAGTAAGCTCATTTTGTAATTGCCTAATGACACCCCTTTGTGAAGTAATATTTGCAGAGAGGTTGTTTACTGTTTGTGAAGCGCTGTAAATTCCATTTTTGAAATCACGCTCCATTGTAGCTCCAACTTTAGCCGCCTCGGTTACCAGCCCCATCATTTGTTGGCGAGCAGATGCCAATTGGGTTTCCAAAGCCCTTGCCGCTGCCGGAGATTTGTTCACGTCCATCTTTTTGAGTTGGGCTTCCAGCTTTTCACATTCTTGTCTTAGCTTTACGACCTGTTCCCAGTCACTTGATACACGGAATACGAGTGTTGCCATAAATAAAAATCTAAATATTAATGCTTAAAATTATGATATAAGCAAATAGTATTCAGACTTTTTGAAATCAAAAACGAAACAACTTGGCAATTGTCGTGTAATTTAACTTCTATTTTTGAATAATTAGACTCCATCTCGGAATAGAACAAAAAAGGCGCACCATTATGATGCGCCCGATTGTCAATTTGTTCTTTAATTTATATCAGAGCCTCACGGCTGGAATATCAAAACTTGACATTTGCCATTCTTTTAAGTATCTCATTGTATTTTGATTGTATGATAGCTCTTTGCTTTTCTGATGCTGTAATTATCTTTCCTTTATACTTTCGCATTACAGATTCATTTATACCTATTTCCTTTGCAAACTTACTTGCATTAATAAAAGGGAACGCTTCAAAAAATCCACTTAAGTCATACACATACTCCACAGAATAGCCAGCTTTATACCAACTTGGAAATTCACCATGTTTTTCTTTGTAATATTCTGCCTGTTCCTCTAAAACAGAAACAAAGTCCTCTTTCGCTTCTTGTTCTGTAAGCCCAAAGCCATACGCACCGTTTACATCTTCAGAATAGATAGAAATTCCTCCATCATCTGCTTTTTCAATAATAGCCTGAATCTTCTTCATAATCGTGTATTTTAAGTTTTGTCAATTAAATGCACCCACCGAAGTGGGTGCTGTTCTTTTACTTCTTTAACCCCGCCTTTTTCATCATGCTGTCAAGAGTACCTTTAGGTATCTCTTTGGCTGGATGTCTGCCTACAGGGATAAAGTAGTCAAAGTCGGGATGAACATACTTGTGATGTTTCTTTCCCTTTTCGATTGTCCAGCCTGCTGACTCAATCAATTTGTAAAACTCTGAAAACTTCATAAATCAAAGAACTTTTAATTGACAATGCAAAGGTAACATTTTCGTTACTATTAAGCAAGCTTTGTAACGTAAAAAAGTAACGTTTCTGTTGCTTTTTAACATTCTAATAGAGCCATATCTATTTCTTGTTTCTTCTTCTGCGTGAAGCCATATCCTTGCCTTTCACCTTCGTGACTTTTGTCCCGGTTACAGTATGAAGCTTGTCACGCTGCATTAATACTAAATTCCTGTATGGTATCTCATAGACCACTTCCCGGTATGACAGATGCAGATTTTCCATGAACGATGCAATCTGTCCCAAGAGAGTATCATTTCCTACAACCTCGGTTTCGCTGCCAGCAGACTTACGTTCCTCGCCAAGCTGACAGCTTTGAGAAAAACCTTTGAGTCAATCATAGAGAGTGTTTCATCCAATGCGTCCACATTCTCTTCGTATGTTCCTTTTGCCAGTTCTTCGCTCAAGTTTTCGTCACCAGCTATCAGCCAGGAAAGAGCCCTGCTGTAGGCCTCACTTTCTCCCAGGGAGAGAAGAACTTCTTTCAAATTGTCTGCTTCTTGTACACCTGACAAATGGGAGATTGCTCCGGCCAGTTTGTTGATAGTAGGAGGGTAGACCGTGTAGGCTTTCCCAGCGACAAACACCGTTCTGAAATCACTTCCGATAATGGATTCAGTTACTATTTTTGCTCCTTGATTCATTCTGATAAAAGATAAAAATTAAGGGGTGAAGCCATAAAGCCCACCCCTGTTATGGAATTCAATCTCTACCTATTGGATAGGCATTAAGCACCTGCTGTTACTTCAGATGAGTCAAACCAGTATTCCGGTGCAACTTCTGCATTTTGTGGTTCCAGTTCCACCGCACTTACAGGAATACCGACAGCCTTGTCTGTTGTGGCTTCACGTGCACCGATGTCAGCACGGGGAATCACACAATACTGGTCATCGTCAGTCAAAGCGACAAGTAACTTCTCAATGTTTACCTTGCCTCTTGCTCGTTTCCAACCCTTATCAGTGTTAATTACATCACCACCCATGAGGTCTTTCTTGGTCGGATAGTCGTACTCACCAATGGTGAAGTTCACGGTTACATCGCCCATTTCCTTATCACTACGATAAGTCTGACCGGTAAGCTGGTTCTTGTAGTTAGTGCGGCTTGCTTCCGCTTCTTCAAGTGTCCATGTATCCTGATGGATATTCTTCACCTCTTTTAAGGTTTCACCTTGTAAAAGAGTATATAAAGCCTGCCCAGTCAAATCTGCTGTGATAGCATTTGTCTCGCCATACCAAAGTTTCTTGATATTCACAGCTGTGATTTTCTTTGATTCTGCCATATTATTTCACATTTAAAACTTCAAACAAAATTCTTACATTCACATAGTGACACTTTAAGGATGTGTCTTCCTCAATTCCGATTGACTCGATGGAATAATGATAGGTTGTTCCGTCATAGCGTCCGGTCACTCCGTCAAACAATTCTTGCGCCTGTTTCTCCAGCTCGTTCAGACGTATTGTGTTAGCTTCACCTTCTTTCAAGTCAGGAACGCAAAGGTTCACTTCTACGAAAGACTTCTTCCAGTACGTCTCCGGTTGCTGCTTCTTAGAGTGAATGACAATCCTTTCGGACTTCATCGGCCCCGTCAGCTTCTTACCGTGTGGAACGATGTCAATTTCAAAAGGCTGGCAATCACGATAGAGTATGTTCGCTATGTCGGTGGTAACTATCATTTTATTTCCTCCTTTAATCGTTTCTCAGCATATATGGCTGCACCAGTCAAGACTTCGTAACCTTTGGATTCAACGAAAGAAGCGTATTCAGCTTCATTCCTCAACTCCAGTCCATCATCCTGAACTGAGTATTTGTTTGACTTACGGAGTGTTCCGGTATGATTCTGATAGCTTCCATTCTTTACAGCGTAATCGACAGCCTCTTTACCAACCTTCTCCTTAACGGCTTTCACCTCGGCATAACCTTGTTTAAAAAAGCTATCCATGTCCGAAAAATCAAACTTTACAGCCATATTTCTGAGTAACCAAAATAGTTAGTATTTTTTACCGTATAAACCTTGCCAGTTCCCCTGGTATTATCGCCATCCATACATCTGACTTCATCGCCAGCCTTCAGGGAGGTTTTCTTTTCACAGACTATGTGATAGTTCGGTCGGTACACCTCGCCATTCTCCGAAGTAAACTCCTTGGTTGAGTTATCGTCGCACCGGCACTTACATACGTCCTGCCAGCTTTCTCCACCGGTTCCGGGAATGGGCCGGCCGAACTCGTCTGTTTCCATCGGAGTAAAGACCTTAACCTGTAATGTATGTGGGGCAAATATCATAGGAATCTGACTTTAGGTTTATCTGACAGCGTGTCTTCAAGACCATACTTCTTGCACAAGAAAGAATAGTATTCCTTCAAGCCTTTTGTATCCCATGACATAGAGAAACCGTTCTCGCTGATGGAAGTGGCACGGAGTAATAGAGAGGGGATGAACTTCGCCATAGACACCGAAACAAGTCCGATGTTTGACGGGCCCATCTCATCCTCTCCGCTTACTTCTGAAGACAAACTTATCTCCAAAAGGTCAGCCTCCGACAAGTTGATGCCGAAGGTCTGAAACTTCTGTGATATGTAGTCGTTTACTGTCATTCGTTCATGGTTGACAAATCAAAGTTCACAATCAGGTTCGGGTTCGTAATCTGCGGAATCCACTCTGCAGTGTATTCCAAATAACGACCGTTCTTGTCCTTGTAACCGGAAATAAGCATATCACCGTCTGCCTGGGTGTAGTTACGTCCAGGTACGCCGTCCACTGCTTCGTACGGAGTGTGGAAACGCATATAACCGACCTTATCCTGCGGAAGCAAGGTGATACGGTCGTCGGCGTAAATCTGCACGTTCTTTCCGGTCTGGTCTTTTACGTAATCTTCCTTGATTTCAATGGCCGGAAGCCCGATGCCAGTGAACACTTGGGAAGCCAGTTGAGATGTAATCAACCCGGTTGAAAGATACATCTCATTTCCTGTAAGCTGCATCTTGAACTTGTCACCAAACTCAGCCGACCCGATGATATTCTTCACGAAAGTTCCTCGTGACATAATCATCTTCTGGAAATTACCGTAGTCCGCTTTCAGTGCATTAATCTGCTGCTGCAAATAGGTGATGAAGTTCGTCTTCGCACCAGTATCAGGCTTGATGAACTTGAACGGCAATTCAATGTTAAGAAGGTCAACGCCTCCGGCATTGTCATCCTTATTCTTGACTGTTGCTTCTCCGGTCATCAGAAGTGAACCTACAATAATATCCATGCGCTTGTGGGCTGCCAAAAGTACCTGACGGTAATCATCATAGATGAAGTTCACGATTTCCTGCATGGCTGCTACCTGGTCGGCAGGTTTAGCTGCATTGAACTTGTCAATCAAGTCCTGAAGTTCGGACAGGCGGTCAATGGAAATCTGGTAAGCATCGCCAAGATAAGCGATTTCACCATATCCTGAGCCGATATTCCGGCGTTCACGGATAGGCTTCTCACCATAACGAGAGTTGATAGAACCGGCCATCACTCCAGTAACCTGACCGATGTAGTCCTTGAATACACGGGTAGTCGTTCTACGGAAATCAAGATACTGCTGCCAGTAGATTGTATCCTTACGAGTCTGAAGGACACGCTGAATAACGGCGTTAACGATGTTGGGGTCGTTAAACAGAGTATGAATAGTTAGCATCATGTTTTACCTCCTTTCTTTATTTGCTTGCAATTACACCTGCTGTTCTCAAAGATGCCAGAAGGGCATTCAATTTTGTATGTGCATCTTCCTGCCCAGTAGCATCATCTACTTTAACACCTTGCTTTACACCTCCGAGAGCAGAAGATGTTGCTGCAGACAAAGTGAATTTGTTGGCTTGGGATGCGATACCATCCAATTTAGCTTTGTCTTCTTTACTCATCAAGCCATCTTGACTGGAAGACGCTTTGGCAACTACAGCCTTTCCACCTTGAGTAACGTCAGGAGCGTTGAACTGGAAATGCGGCATGTTGGCCTTGTCAATGTCAGAGAAAGGCATAACCAATTTGGTAGGCTCAATCTCGAATGCTCGCATCAAAAGAGCAACTAATACAATGCCTTCTTCTACTTGTACTCTTCCGTACAAGGCTGAGTTAGCAATGACTTTCGGAGTTGTGCCGCTTACCGCTGTAGCTTCATAGAGTACAGTACCAGCTTCCAATGTTTCGCCAAAGTCGGCAGACAGCGTCAACTTATCGAAAGCTTTGTCTGATTTGTCAATACTGTTGATGGTAGCTCCATGAGAACCATTACCCAGATGCATACCCACATAAGCCAAAGAGTTTTTCTTGATCTTCAAAGTGGTATTGGAACCGGTGGTAAACTTTTCATAGACTTCTACACGGATGGCCACCTGAGCGGTTTTCTTTACTAAGTCGGCGGCAATGGGAGTGAAGGATGGAAGAAATGAACCAGCGACAAGGTTGGTCGTATCCAGCTTGTAAGGCCCTCTGCGTCTTACTCCGGTAGAAACATCATAGCGTTCCTCGATGGACGGTTCAGGCTCCATGTTGTACTTAAATCCTGCTGACATAAATTACTTGTTTTGTTGTTCGACAATAGATTTTGTGTCCGCCTCAATCATTTTGGCGAACTCACTCGCTTCTTTCTCCTGCTTCTGTTCGGCAGTCTCAGGAGCTTTGGAGAACTGAAACCCGTTGTTAGACATATCCTGCTTCATGTCCTTGAAATAAGTATCCAAGTCCGTGTTCTCAGGAATGTTGCGGTCTTTCAGCATAAATTCGGGAATACCGTACTTCTTCGCCACTGCTGAAATCTGAGAATTGCGCTGCGCCTGCGCTTCATTTTCCTCCATTTTGGCCAGCTTGTCGGCAAACGGCTTGATACCGGCTGCGATGCCGTCAGCAATCATCTTTGCGATGTCTGTCTCCTGTGGCTTTGGAGGGTCGTTTGGTTTCGGTGGTTCTGGTTTCGGATTCTCGATTGGTTTCCCGTCTTTCAGTCCATGCTTCTTCTCGTAGTTTGAAACAGCGGAAGTCTGCGCTTGTCCTGCACGGAAATCACCATAGTTTTGCATCACGTCCTGAAATGAGATACCCTCAACGATGGAGGTCACCTTCGTTTCGTCCGTTACACCCTCTGCCTTTTTCGTAGCTATACGGGTGAGTGTGGCAGTGTCCACACCCGGAAACTTCGTTTGCAGTCCTGCCAAGATTTGTTCAAAGATTGTCATACCGTATGAGTTTGATTAATAATTTCATACGGTAAATTTACTTATAGAGAAAGGGAAGGGGAAATTTTAAGGCTAACGATACGAAACAATTAAGAGAATGTTCGTTTTTAGGCAAAATGAAAGCGTGACTACCGGAGTAATCACGCTGAGATAAATAACTATTTAATGTAACTATCAACAGATAATTCTACACTTGTTAAATCAAAAAATATATTTTGTAGTTGATGTAAATATTTAATTTCAAAATTCAAATATGAAAGTCTCAATATTATACTTTGGCTTAAATGCTCAATAGTAATCTTGTCATATATATTTGAATTTCCATCTAAAAAAATTAAATTATTACTGTCTGATATAATATCTTGATATAATTTTTCGTCTAAGGCTATAGGATTTACTATACTAGAAATATAATCATTAACATTAGTGATTTTATAATTTTCACCATCTTTTATAACCCAATTTCCAACTCTTAATTCTTTGATTTCTATCATAATCACAACAAATTTATAGCAGACAGTTCTTCTGTCAGAGCATTAATACCTTTCTGAATCTTCTCCAACTGCTGTTTACGTGGTTTGTGTACTCCAGCCGCATAATGCCACAACTGGCGTTCATTGATTCCGGTTATCCGGCTCAATGCAGCTTTGGTAAAAATACTGCTGTAATAATTGATAAAGGTGGCCGCGTCTATTTTGAACTTCAAGGTGAACTCTCCCTGCAAAACTTCCACCGGAGCGATGTTCATCTCCTTGCATGACTCCAGGTAAAGTTCAACAGCTTCCTTCATGTTCTTCTCGATTTCCTTTACGTCGTTACCGACAGTAATCACCGGAGCACCTTCAATATAGGCACTAAGATTATTACCAGCATGTTCTACAATCACTTCTACGGTTTTCATACTGACCTCCTTTTTATCGTTAAACAAAAGAGGCGGGGGCTATTTTAGCCCCGCTTGCCTCAGAATGTTGTAATAAGTGCCTTTCTCAACGCCTTTCTTGCCGTGGTCGGGGACAATCACTACATGGCTACCATCAGTGTAAACCATGTGACTGCCTTTCTGCCTCACGAACCAAAAGCCATTTTCAGTAAGCAGCGTTACAACGTCTTTAACTGATTTGTAGCTCATAGCGTTTAAGACTTAATTACGATGCAAATATAGTAAAATAACGAATAATTACAAAAAAGTATTCATGTTTTTACTATGATAAAGAAAATAGCGATACCTCGAAAGATACCGCTATTCAAATAGTCAATATTTTAGATTTATATCATTCTGTTTTGTATTATCCCCGTAAATATTCTGACTGAATTGTTCTATTCTTCAGATTTGCTACTGGAACTTTTGAGAGAGAAAAGCTGTTTCTGTTTCTCAATGTCGTTCTTCTGCTTCTCAGCCTGCTCTTCCTTGATGGCTTCAATCTCATCCAGAACTGCATCCACGTTCCCCACAAAGGTAATAGCCCGTTGCTGCGACCAGATTTCACCGTCCTTAGCCTTGATAGCAGTGTCTATCTTGTCTTTGATGTCCTCCAACTTATATGGCTGCATCTGCACATCCACGTCAATAGTCTCGGAGGCTTCTTCAAGGGTGGAATTCACGGAACCCAAAGCTGATATGAGGAAATTTACACGTCGTTGCATGAACTCACCGACGGTTTCATTCAGATTCTCCACATTCAGGTGGGTGGACATAAACACATAATCGAAAGTAACACCGGATACGGCGTTTCCTGTACCTTTCAGGGAGTCAAAAGAGATTCTGGGCGTATTGGTCAGTCCGTATATCTGACTTAACAGCGTCTCCACCTCAAATTTTACCGTATCGGGCACCTGAGACCAGGTAAGATACTGGGCATTTGCTCCCTGGCCGGTCAGCTCGACCACACGGTTCTTGAACTCACCGGAGAAATTCTCCACGTTACCAAAAAGCATGAGGATAGGGAAGAAGTGGTAGTCGATACAGTCTGCATAGTTTGAGAGAAGTTTCTCCAGTCTTACACGGAGGCTCTTTATCTTTTCACAGTACGCTTCCGGACGGTACATATAAATCACCGGCATCTTCTTGAATCCATGTGCGAACGTACCTTTGTCGGTCCAATTGCTTGTCAGCTCCCACTGATAAACCATGTCCTTAGTAATGGTCATGAAACAGGTAATCTCTACATCGTTCAGGTCTTTTTTCTTATATTCACGGGATAGGGCTACCAAATCCCCCTGGTCATTGAAGAAAGGGTAGAGTTTGTCGCCACGGAACGGAGACCAGATGGCACTCTTCAGGCGGTATTCAGGCTTAGATTTACCGAAAATTCCTGAAATCTTTCGTTTGAGCTTTGCCCAGAAACCATCATCCCTAACCACATACCAGTATTCGGCCACTTCCTGCTCGGCCAGCCATGCCCTGACCACCTTTTTGTTCTGATATTTCAGCTTGTTTTTCTTGAACACCTGCTTCAATGTGGAAAGAAGGCTTTCTTCCGACTGGTCCGGCTGGCAATCAAGGACCGGTTCTGTTCCCACGGTGAAGGCAGTCTGAATGTTCACGATGTCCTGTTCGATAGGAAGCGCAATCCTGTTTGGGTCAACTTCTTTCCTGACCGCCGGCTCAATATATTCTTTCCCGGTTGTCGGGTCTGTAATCCGTTTCTCAGGCTGGGTCGTGATTTTGATTTTCGGGTATTTCTCTTCATCTATCACTATCTCGTGCTTGTTCGGATTCCAGTCGTTGTAAAGAGCGTGAGCGTTTGGTTGCTCGGTCTTTCGGCCTTTCTTCAGATAGTAGATTTTTCTCTCTACTTCCGGCATAGCTAAAATTTCTTCTATAGTCATATCTCAAAGTTTAATGTCCAAATATTCCTGAAACGTCTTTGGGTTTCATAATTCTACCGAGAAGTTCTCCCAGCACATAGTAGCGTGCAGCATCTATGCCATGATTATCATGGTCTTCCGGCTCGTTGATGTAGTTTCCGTCCTTATCCTTTGCCCAAACATAGTTTCTGAACTCCCGTTGAAGGTTATAAGAACGCTTGGTGATGAATATTTCCATTCCCTGCATCTTGTCAATACCGGCATTGACAGAACCTTGTCCTTTCTCTACCGCGTATATTTTAATCCCTCCGTTATGAATCTCCTGAATGAGTCGCGGGTCCGCACTGTCGGCAATCACTCTCAAATTCCACGGGCGTAGCGTCTTTATAATATCCCCAGAAAGTAATCCAGTTCTATAATCCACTTCATCCAGATAAAGAGCATTGTCAATGATTCCACACCGAATAGAAGCCGATGGGTCATTGGTATAACCAAAGTCCTGTCCAATAGCCACCTTCTTGCACCACATGGGGAACTCGTCCACAATACCCCATTTCTTGAACACGGCACCTTCGGCCACGTCCGCCCATCGACCGATAACCACATGAGCGTACTTCTCCGGATTCTTCTCTTTCATTTCCTTGACTTCTCTCAGGAACTCAGGAGAAAGGTTCTCGATATTGTCGAAGTAAGTCGTATGGATATGAAGTACATTCGGATGGGTGGAAATTTGCACCTGAACGCCGTCAATCTCCACCAGCCGGTGAGTATTCTCTATGTATTTCTTGTAGATGAAGTGATTGGAGTCACAGGGATTCATGATAATGATAATCCGGTTCTGGATTCCCTTTTTACGGATGGAGAGCATAATCTTGTCGAACTCTTCCTCACTGGTCCATTCCTCTGCTTCATCACAGACAAAGGTGGTGATACCCTGAATAGATTTTAGTTTAGCGGTCTGATTCCCGGAAGAAGTCTTGATACCACGGAACATGATACGACTGCCGGTCATCCGGTTTACAATATCGGTTTTGGTGGTCTTGAAATACTTCGTTGTTCCATCCAAATCTATCTTTTCCATCATCTCTGGAATGATAGACATCCCGGCAGATACCATCGTGTAACGGGTATAAAGAATCTGGTGGACTATCTTCTCTGTGGGAGTCATCTCGAACGTCAGCCGCTCTATGAAGGTAGAAGCGTTGAAAGACTTCCCCGAGCCACGGCCACCGGTAATGAGAATGATAAATTTCTCGCTATCGGTATATAACGGATGATATATCGCTTGGGGTACAATCATTTCAGCTTGTCTTTAATCCATGAGTCAATAGAAATTCCGTGGTCAATATCCTTTGGAATATCTGCGTCTTCGTCTTCTCGGTCTCCAAAACCTTCTTTTCTTCCTAATGTGGAAAGTAAATAGCGAATCATATACCCATCTGGACGTTCACGCCATCCGATAAAGTTCCCATTTTCATCTTTCTCAGGGATACCAAGCGCAAGTACACGTGCAGATACAAGGCATTCATCTACCAGAGAACCTCTTTCGTCGGTGATAGCATCTTTGAACTGGCTGTCGGCTCTGGCCCAATCATACACGGTTTTTCGGGTTACATTGAATACAGCAGCAACTTTAGAGAGATTTCCACCTGTTTTATGAAGGACCTCTCTGAATTTCGATATGTCTGGCTTCTTTCCCATGCGCGCGTATCTGTTTATTTTGGTTACTCTACACCAAATTCTATTCTATTCATAAATTCGTTTCCATCAATGTACCGCTCATCAAATCCATAACCAAACATCTCCATGAAATTTGCTCTTTCTGTTGGGCTATTAAAGGACAGCACTACATAACTCAGCATTCCGTTATCTTTCTCAAAGCTGTTTTGATTACTAATTCTGTCTTTTATCTTTTGTACTTCATTATGACGTGCAATTTGATTTTCTTTTGAATCCTCATAAAAATTATTGGAACGGTTAATGCCTTTATTTTCATCACCATCTTTAGTAGCTTCATCTATGGCTGATAATGAATCATCCAATATATCTTCCTTTCTCCAAATATCATCATTAATAGAAAAGTCTAAATCACCAATTCCGAGCATATTCAAATCGAAGTCATTCAGTCCGGCAAGGCTATAATCAATACCATCAAGCATATCTTTTAGCATATCTGAATCAAATTCGCCCTGTACACTTCTATTGTTCATAAAGATGTTCTGCTCTTTTTCAGTCTTTTCGTCCATGTGAACTACTTCAACGCGAATCAAATAATCATTGTCCTTTGTGTCGGGATTATATTTATTCACTTCATCTATAACTGAAATACGTTGATGACCAGAAACAAGGTTGCCAGTAACCTCATTCCATACAATTCCACCAAGTAATCCTACACGCTTTAGGTTTGCTTTCAGGCTCTTTCTTGCTTCCTGTGTTATTTTGCGAGGATTGTAGTCAGCGGAGTTTATATCGCTTCTACGTATTTCTCTACTTTCCGGTTGAATTATTTTGTTCTCTTTCATAATCGAATATTAATTTCTCAGAATATGGGAACTCTTCCAAAATACGTTTATAATCATTGGGATATTTACTACGCATTAATAGCATTGTTGTTAAGTCAATGGTAAAACCTTGACTTATGGCATTTGAATCATAGATAAAAGGCTGTATTAACCCTCTTTGCCTAATATACTGAAGCACTTCCTTATTCGTCCACAATGCGAGAGGATAAACCATACCTTTGTCTGTTATATAACCGGACTTTGCAAACTTCTTTAAGCGCATCCGCTTCATATAACCATCTACACCCTTCATACCACTGAAGCCGTATTTGATACCTGTTTCTTCTCTTACCGCCTGCTCTATTTCGCCTATTTTTCTCGGTTTTACTGAGTTGTCAGGCTCACGAAAGAAACCACATGAAATGTAATAGTCACGCTGAAAATGTTCTATTTGGCATACTTCAACATTCTTGTAGTGATTTTCTGCCCATCTGATATAGGGCTGCACGTGGTCTAAGTCAGGTATCAAGTACATATAATAGCATATAACCTTATTGAATACACCTGCAAGCATATCCAACAAGGCTATACCATCTTTACCACCAGCAGAATAATACAATACAGCAGTATCCGTCTTTTCTCGGATACTGCGTATTATCTGCATAGAGAGTGCATACTTGTTCATTATTTGCCTCCTGCACCAGCAAAGGCGGCATTCAAGTCATACCTTCTTTGCTCTCTGTTACCTAACTGCGTTGCACTGGCCGTATTTCTACGGTTTGCAACCAATCTACCGCCCAAGCCTGCACCGTTCATGTTCTGACGTGGGCCAGCTACTCTGTTAATTACTCTTTGGACTCGGCTTAAAATTTTAAATTAAACATTTAATGTTAAACATTCTCTGTACTTATCACTTTGCCAAGATGATACCATACTTGGCTTATAAGATATTCTACACCGTTTTCAACTCTTACAAGGTCATTGCCTTCTTCATCGGTAAAAATTACATATTCGGCTGACTTAACTTCTACGGTTAGACGTGGTGCATCTTTGCGCCTGCCGTTTATCAGATACAAGGCATCATATTTAACTGGTACAACCTCTATGTTTTCGCCATCGTCAGGTATATCCTCTTGCCTTGTATAGTCTATCCCTTTATGTCTGAAATAAACATATTTATTTACATTTGAGGGGTAAACATATCTGTGTTCTACATCTTGTTTACCGTTTAGGATGTCTTGAAAACATTCTTTGTTAATCTGTAATGTCAATACTTTCATAATCGTGTAAATTTAAATGTCAGTTGCGGGGGCGTGAATCGAACACGCGACCTCTACCAAGTCAAAGTAGCAAGCTACCACTGCTCTACCCCGCGATGGTATCTATACAAAGATACCCAATTATGAAGACAATTTTGAATAACAATTCAATACATACGAAACAATCCGCTAATTGTTTGCTAATAAATCTGAATCATGTTCATTGATGATAGATTCTACTATCTCTTTTGCACGATCTATGCCATCTTTATAACCTCTAGCATAGTCTGTTCTTGTAGACAAGTAGCTGGTATCATTACCCAGCCACTCTATTATTTCTTGCAGGATTTCTTTCTCTTTCATAGCCGTATTATCCGTTTACAACTTCTGGTATCTTATAGTAGTCACTCTTTGACGCTCTGCCTTCGGTTATCCAGCCTATACCTACCCAGCATTTTATTTTACCTTCATGAATCACTCTATAACCTGCATCAACAACCACTTTAGGAGGATTTACGCTCATTTTTATGCTTCTTACATCTGATGCTTTAACCGTTAACTTTTCTTTTTTCATAACCATCTTAAATAGTGGTAGCCTGAAGGCTACCGGGTTTATAACCAAAGTTTCTTTGCCAAGTAGAAATTCTTTTGAGCTTCATTGACGGCCTTTTTCGCATAAGGCAAAGAGTATGAGTGCTCACGTGGATATTTGCCGGATTTAAGCCCCTCATGATACTCTTTAGCTGCTGCTAACTTATGCTCATAATAGTCCACGCTTTCAGGCATTGAAAGATTTATAGTATCAGCCTTATCAGCCCAATATTGTGCTATTCTTTCATGTTCTTTTGCCTTATCCATCATTTCTACCGCTTTGCCTGTATTAGTCCAGGCATCTTCAATGGCTTTTCTGTGTCGTCTTTCGCTATGATGGCCGATTTTAATAGGTTCACCCAACGAGAGAAAATCGCTGTCTTTATTTGACGCTTTAAAGTATTCTTCACTCTTTCGTTCTGCAGTGGCAGCCCAATCCAGCCGGCGTTCTGCCTTTCGCTTTGCCCATTCTTGAACGTTAAAGCCATCAGCGCGAACTATCGAATAATAGTAGAAGCCATCACGTTCAAATATCAGATTAAACACTATGCTTTCATTCTCTTTGCCGTATTTGGTGGTTACAAGAATGGTTTCACCTTTTTCATGCTTAGCATCGCATTTAGCAAGAAATACGTTTGGACAAAATTTGTAATATGTATTCATAATCGTGTAGGGGATTATGCAGGGCTTTCGCCCTGCTGGTTAAACTTATGCTATATTCAATCTTTTAGCTCTCATTTCATTAAGTTCTTTAGCCGTTTTATTGGCTGCTTCTTCGGTGGTTTCTAAAGAAGCCATACTCATGTCATAGCCGTCTATTACTAAATAGTAGCCTCTTGACTTCTTCACGTAAAACTCATTTGCCTTATGGCTTTTCATGTAGCTTGTTGTTCTCATAATTTTCTTATGTTGTGGCAACCCCCGAAAGGCTGCCGGTTAAACTTATTTGTGTGACTCTCTGAAATCAAGTTCTACAATCTTGTGATATTTGTGTATCTCATATAGACCAGTTTCACAACCCATTGCTGATGCAAGTCTTACCGCTTCTTCTAAAGCAATCATTACGTCTGAGCTTGCGTCAATAGCTTCATTCTTCGCCTTGTTATATTCTCTATTATTAACTGCTGAATCCTGAATCTTTTCAGCTTCTTGTATTCTTTTTAGAGCTTCATTAATTAATCTTACTTGAGCCTTAATCTCTTTGATGTAATCACTGCTAACAGTCTTCATAATCGTATGTAGTTAAATTGTTATTACTTCTTGTTTGATGATGCAAATGTAAGGTATATATATCACATTTCAAAATAATAAGTGATATTTATTGTTGCTATTAACACTATTTAGTGATATATATATGTCACACTCATACAATATCCATATCTTTGCAAAAAGAAAAAGAATTGATTATGAATAGAATCAAAGAAGTAATTAAAGAACGAGGGTTTACTATAACAAGCCTTGCCGAAAAATTAGGTATCGCACGTGAAAGCCTTTCACGGATGATAGTTTCACCGTCATACCCAACATTAGAAAAGATTGCATCAGCATTAGATGTTCCCATGTGGCAGCTCTTTGCATCCCCGGATGAGGCAGCGAAAGAACTGTCAGGAGATAAGTGTCCCTATTGTGGGAATCCTCTAAGAATCAAAATTGAGAAAGGGGAATAGCCATGACGACAAACGAAATAGACAAATTGAGCCTTGAAAAAGCCCACGCTCTATTTGAAACAGGCGATATAGACAATATTGAAGTAGGAACAGTGAAAGGATTGTGCGAGATACATCGCTACTTGTTCGATGGCTTATATGACTTTGCAGGAAAGGTACGCACATTGAACATAGCCAAAGGAAACTTCCGCTTTGCCAACTGTCTGTACCTTGATGCGATTCTTCCGGTCATAGAAAAAATGCCAGAAGCGACATTTGACGAAATCATTGCCAAATATGTGGAAATGAATATCGCCCATCCTTTTATGGAAGGTAACGGGAGGGCTACCCGTATTTGGCTGGATATGATACTGAAGAAACGTCTGAAAAAAGTAATAGACTGGCGTAACGTAGATAAGAATCTGTATCTACAAGCTATGGAACGCAGCCCTATAAATGATTTGGAACTCCGGGTACTATTACAACAGGCATTAACAGACCGAGTAAATGACCGTGAAGTAATATTCAAAGGAATCACTCAGTCATACTATTATGAAGGGTATGAAGCATAAACAAAAGCCGGAAGCATAACGCTCCGGCTTTTCTACTTATGTAATATTTTATCCAGCATTAGCAAAGACCTTTGGATAGTTCCTTTTCTGGTATTGAATTCTCAGATACCCGATAAGGCTCTCATAATCGGTCAAGAAACCTTCATTGACCAAATCAGCAACCTTCTTTTCGAGCTGCCACAATTCACGTTGTTTTTTCTCCTCACCATGCTTATTACGTAGCATCTTTTCATGACTGTTGAAGATAACCCAGTTCAAGGCTTCACCGACCTTCTGCATGGCTTTAGGCATAAAGTCTTTGGGAACGATTTTCATGATGGCAGAAGAGAGTTCCCTATAAGCGTCCCCAGCATCATTCCGGTAACGAATCATTTGGTCAGAAACGAATTTGATTACATCATATTTGAATGACGCATTTAGCCACATAGCCAAATCAATGAACAATACAGGATGAACCCAGGTTCCACCGCATTTACCGCGTGAACTTAAATAGGGAGAATTTTGCCCATTTAGATTTTCTTTTTCAACGATGGTAGCGATTAATTCCTTGGTTGATTCATTTTCAAAGTATTTCTTCAATTCTTTGTTTGAGGAGTTTCGTTCGTTCCATAACTTTACAAGCCTGGTAGCATTGAAATAGCCGTCAACGGTGCTTTGAATAACTTCTAAATTTCCCCCATTTGCCTTACCAATTCTTGATTTGTTTTCATGTCTCAGTGAATCTTAAATTAAAAAATTACCCCACCAAAGGCAAGCTCCTCACTTCTTACCGATGGCAGGGTTTATACTTTTCAGCCGTGAGGATAGCTGTTATTATCTCTTTGAGACAAAGTTACCAACATGGTGATTTTTAGCCTAAGATTGCTTAAACCAAGAACAAATAATTGGCAAAATGTTTCATAAAAATACCCCGAGCCTTTCGGAACGGGGTTACTTGATTAGTCCTTTGGATTTCAATCTTTTTACAATCTGGTTGTAAAGATACTCTATATCCTGCCGAAAATCCTTATACTGCTGGTAGATAAAGGAAACATCAGCGATATTGTTTGATATTACACATGGGGAAACATCAGGAAACACACCGGAGATTTCTGCCCGGATACCGTTCGGCAGCCGTCCGCCGGCAAGCACGCTGGGGGCGAACAAGAACAACACGATGAAGAGGAACTTCTTCCGCTGGGTAACACTTTCTGGATTGGGCGGACAATCTGCATCGGAAAGTATCTCTCTGAACCACTCATAAATCTCCGGGATGAGAGTAAAATCAGTCAGGATAGGGGAGGATAACTCCTGTTCACGTTCTGATAATCTTGATTTTTGTTCACGTATTGATTTCAACTCCACGATTGATGAAAATTCTTTTGTCATAGCACGATTTATTTAGTTGGAAATTCTTATATTTGCATCATTAATCGTGTGGGGGAGTTGGCTTCTAATCGTGTGGGCTGGCTCCCTTTTTTATTTTATGCCAAGTGATATGCATTCAGGATGGCGAAAGTGTAGATGATGACCGTAACCAGACTGTCCAGGAACACCGCCCATGCTCCCAGCTTTTGAGTCTGACTGAAACTCATGGCCAGGACAATGAGGAAACATACCCATTGACTTGAGAACAATCCTATACCCAAAAGCAAAAGCCCGATGGTATCCATGAAGAATGCAACATGAAGCCACGGATGCGCCATCAGATACCAGCTTTTTGCTGTCTTATCCAGCTTCTGAAAGACTTTTACATGTCGGTATAACTATCTCCATTTCCGTTAAATTCTATTTTTGCCATTGTTCAATCCTCCTTTTCTGAACTGTTCGGATTTTCCGAACGATTGGTTTCAATATGGTTTGCAATCTCATCCATGGCTTCATTCCATGGAATCTCACCTAAATATTTTAAGCAGGCATCCCAACCTTCCATGAACGAAAGCTCTCTCAAAAGTTTAGTGCTGGGCATTTTACTCCCTGATGCAAATATTTTTGCAAATTCTTCTTTTTTACTCATATTCAGTCCTCCAAATCATCGAAATACTGTCCATTTTCTTCTATGAAGTTATCCAGCGCTTCATCGCAATAACAGCCATCACAAGTCCCGTATGCTGGCTTTTCGATTTCTCCATTCGTCCACGGGCAAAACGGGCACAAATCTTCTCCTATGGACTTTTTCAACTCTTCTCTATTCATAGCTCAGTCCTCCAAAAAAGGTATCAAATCATCGAAGTATGCCCATTTATCAACCTTATCAAACTGTTCATACAAAATGGTGTTATCTCTCTTGTGGTAATATCCGCATCCATAGGAACCATCTTTAAGGATATACAGGCAGAACTTTCGTTCATGCGGTGTTTCTTTTGCATCGTGCCATGAAGCGTTTACTCTCCAATTTGCACCTTCAATGAAAGCCGGAATAGTGAGTTTATCAATACATTGCCTTACCTGTAAATCAGTCTCCTTTTTCCATTCATTGTCGCAATACCCTTCGGCTGCTTTTCTGACTTCAGCGTATTTCATAATCATTCCTCCTTATCAAGTTCTGAAATCGGTATATACTTAATTATTTTTCCTTGTGGCACAAGCAAATCATACAATGTGAATAACCTGTTACCTGCAACGGAACTTACCAATAAAATCATGTATCCACATGAAGAATAGCCACCTTCCAACTTGCATAAACAAAAAGTTCCTACAGGCGGTATTCCGTCCTTTTCTATTGTTCGCCATGTTATTTCCATGCTCAATCCTCCGTTGGTGTTAAATCTTTCATATAGGCCCATGTCATCACCGTATTCCATAATGCGTACGCACCGTAGTAACACAAATCATATTCACCATATATTGTGTTCACTAAAAGAAGTTTTCCCGGCTGAGGTTTTTCAGTGGAATTATGCCAGGCTGCATTTACTCTCCATTTAGCACCTTCCATGAAATCGACCATACATACTTGCTCTTTGCCTGCTCTCCATAGTGGACGACAAGCTTCTTTGGCATATTCTTCTGCCGCCTTTTTAATGTCTTCTTTCTTCATAGTTCTATTTCATATTGCTTGTTATCAATCTTAGGCATTCGGTCAAGTAAAGAGGATGGTACTTCGACACCATATCTGTTTTCGATTTTTATAGGAATCCAGTTGTAATAGACACCACTTTCTTCATGATATACAGGGATTCCATAATCAGCAAGAATACTACCATCAATGCCTTTGAATTTATCTTTCCATTTTTTGATAAAATCTTTTGAAACCTTTAGCCGTTTGTTTGGCTTGAAATAAGTATGTCCTCTTACCGTGTATGGGACTACATTTTGAGGACTTAACAAATCTGCAAACCTCCATGTATCTTCTGCCCACACACAAGTAATACCGAAATACCAATAGTAGCCAAAGTTTATAGGCTTAACTCCAGTAAATTCTTCAACCATTTTAAATACCTCTTTCTTCTCTGATTCTGCCTGCTCGTAGAAGTCTTGACATATTTTTTCAAGCTGTGTTCCTGGTTTTGCTGTTAGTTTCATTATATCTCCTTTCCACCTATCCCAGCAGCCACCACATGACTGCCAGGAACAGGTAATACAATTTCGTTTTCATTGATTATCTTTTTTATAATACTCAACAATCGTTTTATTTAACGCTTCGATAATATTGAATGTCAGTGTAGCTGGCATTTCGTTTGTAACCATATTCTTGATGTACACCTGACCATCCCTGTATTCAAGAATGGTGTCAAGTTCTACTATTTTAGGTTCTTCATTCATTCTTTTAATTGTCTTACAATTGTATCAATACACACATAAACAATCATAAAACGAATAATGGATTCGCTTCTGTCAGCGTTAATCAAATCTGCAATCAATGCCGTAACAATTTCACAGATAATTATGATTATTATTGCTTTTACGTAGTATTTCATCACTTTTCCTTCTTCATTTTCTTATCCATCCATTCAACAGCATCCTGTATGGATGAAACCTTCTTAAACTCACGTGTAACGCAGAACGTCATGTACTCACAGATAATTTCTCCCACATCATTAAAGTAAATGTTGTATGCTCCAGTGCTATTTGCTCCAGTACACGGTATCTCAAGTTCCAAAGCTTTCAATGCTTTTTCAGCATCACAAGTGAAGTAAGCATATATATCATGCGAAACCTCCTTGCATCCGGTCAATTTTACAATGTTTGCCATATCACTTTTTTTGTTTTTAAATGTTTTCTGTATTTCACTGGTATAAATCGTTTGAGTTCCGGAAGCGAAGTAGAAACAATGTGCATCCATGCGTTCCACCTTTGTCCGTCATGGTCTCTGGATGGAATTGAACAATTCTGCCCTTGACAAGTTCCGCTTTTATTCTCAGCCTTACATTTCACACAGCATCCTGCGCACTCAGAGGATAAATGACAAAGGATGCAAGCCTGTTCTTTACTAATTCCATAATCCAAGTTTAAGGACAGTTGAGTTTCTTTCATTGATTATTTCTCCTTCTTTCAACTAATAATTCTAACCGTTTCTCACACTCAGCACACTCGGTTTTCTTCTGCTCCAGTTTCTCCCTAAACTTAACCAGCTCCTCGTCCGTATTCTCGTCAAAGAACAGATTGTTCTGACGGTTGTGCTCGATGTACTCATTCATCTTGCGTTCTGCTTTTGTTATCTGGGCTTTTGCAGAAATCAGTTTACTAAGGCAACCGTTAACATCCATAGATTCTCCAGAACGCTTGTCATAGAAGTACAGGCTTGTAGATACAATCTGTTTGGGGTATTGGCACTGTAATTTAGCCATCCTCCATCTGATTACCCATTGGTACCGGAAATACATCTCACGGGGAAGATTGTAGTGATATAAGCTTACTTGTTTTTCTGCATATCCGTAGTAAATAGTTACTTCAACCCATTGCTCAATCTTCAGTTCCCTTTCAGCTTTGGCCAAATCCTTAGCCATCTGGAACAAGTCATCCATACTTTCCTGCTTTCCCATATCATTCAAATTTCAATTTAAGTTGTTGCCAACCTGGTTCTCTATATTTTCGATTCGTCTGCATAAAAGCTTTCCGTAAGGCTTCAGCAATCTTATCACGCATTTCTTTAGATACATGTTTCTTATCGGCATCACTGTTCATTTGGAGTATCTTGTTAAGGCTTCCGTTTATTGGATTTTCGTCAAGGAATAGGCTGTATTCAGTGAATATCCGGTTTTGCTGTTTACCTTCCTTTTCTTCTTCATTAGTCTGGTAACGTTCGATTACGGTGTCTTGAATTGTTCTTAGACACCTTTGTCCACGATCACTCCTGCATCCCAGCATTTCGTTTTCGAACATTACTGACAAAGCACGCTTCTTACGGACATTGCCTATTCTGGCCCATCCATAATAGACTTTTAGCTTTCCCATGACTTAAAATAGATTTTGTTGCACAATAATTCCTTCAGACGTTTTAATCTCTCCAAAACATTCTCTCCGAAACCTTTTCTCTTGTTCATCGAAATATTCCTTGTCTATTTCGGTACCATAGAAATCGAACCCCATCCGATAAGCTGCTATTCTGGAACTTCCACTTCCGAGGTGCGTGTCCAGTATTTTGTCACCTGTTTTAGCAAATTTTTCAAGAATCCATTGATAGAGTTTGATAGGTTTCTGTGTAGGATGGATTTTTGATTCTTTATTGTTACCTCCACGACTTGAAAGATGAATGATAGATGCCGGACAATCAAAAGAAGTCCAAGCAAGCTCAAACTGGGAAAAATTCTTCCAAGGCTGCATTTTATCCCAGCACAATATCCCGCGTGTAGGTGGTAGAGAAAAATAGTTGCCTCCCCATATCACTTGATTACGGCTTATTCTGAACAGTTCCTCGAAATACTCTTTTGAGGGAGGATGACAATCCCAATCGCATTGCATAGTATTCAATGCCCGGTTTTTAAGTTTTCCAGCTCCTTGATTAAAGCGTTTCCTTTTCAGCCTTTGAGCTATACTTTCGCCATTGTATCCTCCATGTCTACGGTTCATGTTGCTACCCATTGACATGTTCGGGGCATTTATTCCGTATGGAGGGTCGACCACTGCCAGCTCAAAGAACTTATCTGGTATGTTCCGCATGTATTCCATGCAGTCCATGTTATGTACCTCACTAACCATTTTACGCAACCTTTCGTTTTCTGATAATCTCCTTACAGATAGCCTCACAAAGCACACGGGCCATATTCACCTCAACGGCATTACCGATAAACTTCTTCTGGTCAGACTGTGTACCAATCAGAATATAGTCTTCTGGGAAACCCATAATCTTTTTCAGTTCATCAATGCGAAGCATACGCATCTTTATATCTGCCAATCCATAGAGAATCATGAATTGCTTTATTTTTACAGTCATCGGACTGTCTCCATTTTCTATGCAGATACCTATGCCATCTTTTGTGTTGACAAGGTAAGGAGGCATTTTATCCATTCTTGCTATAAGCGTGAAACACGGATTATCTACCGAACCGCCTGCACTTGCAAATTGCGGATTCATCAGGAAGCTTTTTCTTTTGCATGTAACTAAGCTGTATTTTGGATTTGTTGTGATAGCTCCTAAAGGCTTTTCTATAGATGCTGCGCTTGAAGCTCCAAACTGCTGGTCGATGAATACAGGTGTCAACAATGCAAGCTTGTCTTTTGTGGTCACAGTCGGAGCAGGCCTCTCTACCGAATGGTTGTTCCCGTTACCGTAGTATGCTGTGATAAAAGCATGATGATCCTTGCAGGTAATTGTTCCGGCAGGTTCTTCAACAGAAATATTCTTGCTCTCAGGATGCCCGCTATATTGCTTTGACAGGAAAGAAACCTGCACTTTTGCAAATCTGTTTGCGGTAGTAACCACTCCTACTGGTTCTTCGATGGATGTACAAGTGTCTTGTGGTCTTACTGTATTGTAACGGGAAATAAAAGCGTCTTTTCCTCCGGCCACAAACTTAATCAGCCCGGCATATATGCGTTCAAGGGTCTTTTCTGCCAGCGGCTTCTTCCGACAGAATATACTATCTCCTTCGTCCGTGAAGTCCAGGA